TTACAGAAGTGGAATACAGATATAAATGGGTCAAAGAAGTCAAGGTACTAATATCGGCAATATCGCCAGTTACAGAAGTAGAGCCCAGATTCAAATATGTCAAAGAGGTTGCCTGTGCAAAAGTAGCTATATCACCCGAAATAGGATTGCTATCTTCACGGAACTTCGTAATCTTATGAATGTCTCCGAATATTCGGATATCATAATCACCCTCGTTTGCGTAATCATGAGCGTATGTCGCTTCTCCACCCGATACGAATGACTGATCTCCATCTCCCCAGTCAATCATACAGCTACCGCTTGCCATTGTCATAACGAAATCAAGTGTATTCAATGGAGTTTGGTCGGTCTGAAGTTCTATAGCTCTTCCAGGTTTTCCAAGCTTATCCATAAGAAATTCAAAATGTACTTGGATTAATTTTGCATCTGTTGCCAGTGAGTCCTCTGAAAAATCACGCCAGAGCTTGAGTCCTAAAACTTCATGAGCTATGCATCCTGATATTGTGTCTGAAAAGATTGTTCTCACCATCACTCCTGATGTATGATTTCCAGGAGAAGTCTCTGTTATAGTTGTCGCTCCTCCAGCAACCGCTTCTCCTGTTGCCAGATTAATATAATCCAGATTCCAGCAAACCGTTCCAACATCATCTCCTCCTGTATAGCACCAGTCAACAATTACCGTCCATTCTGATCCTGCAACAAGCCGGAAAGGAACGATCAATGAATAATGAGCCTCGTCATCATGGCCTGCATCAAATAACAACACAGGCAAGATTCCAACGAATCCTTCAACGGGAGCTTCGCTCCCTTTTGTCCAAGAAGGTGCAGCGATCCGGATATGTCTGAAAACTCTTGCCGTTCCATGCATATTGAGTGTTCCATCAGCAAGATACTCAGAATAATCAGTATCTCCTCCGTCTCCAATAGTGAGTGGTGCAACAATTTCAAGGTCTGATATTTTCTTTCCAGCCCAAGATTTATCAACATCTATCCCTAGAGCAGACAGCAAAGCATCAAATTCATCAACATATGCTTTTACGCTCTGCTGTGTTGGCACATCTGTATCAGAATCAGAATGCATATCATCTTCGTCTATCCCGGGAAGATGTTCGTTTGCCACATAATCAGCAAAAGAATTGTGGGAAAGGTCATAAACTTTAACAGGCGTACTCAGATCCACGTCTGGTGCGGACAAAGTTCCTTTGAGCCAAGCGTTACCGGATTCCTTTAATAACCACAATGTTACCCATGTTCCAGAATTGTCGAATGATCTTACTCCCCATACGTTGAATCCTGCCGGAGCTGCTGTTCTTGATGTTGCGTTCGAATAACAGCCATAAGCCATAACGGCAGCGTGAGCATCAGCGCCTGTTTCTGTATGAGATGTTTTTGTATAACACCTTAAATCAAGACCAGGAACATATTGGCCTACTCCTGATTCTTGGCCTGTAAATATCTGTGCTCCACCATGCACAGCATCCGCTTTTTTTATCATTATAAAAGTATCGGTCTCAGTTATGTCAGTAAGACCGTGATCAATATCTGAAGATTTTAGGGCTACTATTTCATCATCGTTTGCGCCTTGATTAATCGTAAAGCCGATCGTCATCTTCGCATTTAATGTTTCATTTAAAGCGAGTAGTCCTGCATCTGTAAGATAAAGAAGGCTCTCCTGAATCCCCTTCGCGCCTCCATCTCCCCTTGTAATATAATCATCCCCAAGATTTGCTGCTGCTGTGACGTCTCCAGCCGGTTTTGTAACCCATTCTATACCAGCGTCTAGTGCTTTTACTTGTGCGATTTTTCCGGCCTGGCCGACAATAGTATCAACATTATCTAGGTCTGATATGTCTGCACCGAATTCAAGGGCATTGGCAGCAGCGTTTACTTTTGCTATTTTATCCGCAGAGCCGGCATAGCTTACTGGGGTATCTGTTAGATCAAGAAATGTGGTGATAGCAGATCCTCTCGCTCCGGAAAGTCTCAAATTCAAGTCAGAGATCCCTTTCTGCAGCGATCGGATCTCATCGTTTATATTCACAGCAGTTCTATTCCTTGAGACATTTCAACAAATGAAAGATCCCAATCTCTTATGTCTTTAATATTTCCAAATGTTCTATCTGCTATATATGATTTTCCTTTTATCTTTGCATAATAAACCTCTCCGCATGAATCATCCGGAATGATAATAAGCCGTCCTGCAGATCCTTCAAGTGACCGCAGCAACGCGCGGATCTCCTCTTCGACAGAATCGCCTGCTGTTGAGGCTTTCCGGATCTTCAAGAGAAGATTCGCTTTTCGAGCAAGAAAGACATCCCAATCTTGGCCCATATATGTTTCTTGAGATCCTATAAAATATTCATCTCCTTCGCTCTGTGACTGAATATATCCTGTTGTAAATGAAGAGTGCGTTGTAAGTACAGCCTCTCCGATCTGAAGCTCTGAAGGATTTGCAGCATCTGTAATTTTGATTTGCCACCACCTAAGCGTTTCACTGAGCTTGAAATAAAGATGATCTGCTCTGACAGGAGTTATAGATGTAGGACCATACTCCGGATCATTCCAGTCCGGAGGATTTGTGTCTGCGCTTAATGTGATTGTCGCTCCGGGTAAAAGATTGTGATTAAAAAGCCCAAGAAGAGTCACAAGAGCAGGATCTGTGAGATCTATTGTTATTGTCTGATCTGTCTTTTGAGTGAAACGACATGGAAGAGAAGGACGCCTATTATAAAGATTTGCCTTCACATAAACAGAATCTTCATTTGTTACTGCCTTGAGTGTTGCTTCTGTTATTTTGTTTCCTGTTCCATATAAAAAGGCCATGATCTCTCCTTATGATAAAGCGCGCTGAAACCTGGTTTTTGGCATCTTTGTCTCAAGCCAGAGAAGGATTTCTTCTCCTAGTTTTCCTCTTATCATGTCACGCATTGATTTTGCATCAAGTGTGCTTATGTTTAAAACAGGGCTGAATGTGTCTCCTGCTGGTGTACCGGCTGCAGCAGAGTTCAGAAGATCCTTATCTGGAGTTATCTGGATATCTTCATGCGGATGAACAAGAAGAGGTGTTGGCTTTAGCACTCTTCCATGAAGTCCGCCTGCTGCTGTAAGCCCATTCCCATATCCCTTTTTAATTGCGCTTACTATTCCACTTACATCAACTCCTGTTTCACCGATTTTGTTTCCGACTCGACCTAACCCATCTGCTATTCCACTCCCGAGACTACTTAAATCACCTGAAATTTTAGTACCAAGATCAGCAAAAAATCCTCCAGTTTTCGCTGTCATGTCTTTTATTACTGCTGATCTAAAAACGTCAACATAAACTGTGCCTTTTTTAGTTAAAGCCGTGAGGAGGCCTTGTAAAAGGGTTGTTTGAGCATCCTGTTTGCTAAGGTCTGCTTCCCATCTGGTTGTCTGATCTCTGAGCAATAACTGCGCGATTTGTGTAGTTTCCCATATTTTCTCTAATATCCTGTTTGTCGCATCCATCGCTTTTGAGCCCCCACCTTTTCCAAGGAGCTTGTTGACTGCCATAAATCCGGCATAAAGAGCGATCGCCGCTGCTCCAACAGCCACAATCGCAGGAAGTGCGGAGAGCAGGGTTTGCGCTGCTGTTGCGATTGCCGTTGCCACGGCTGGCAAAACGGAGGCAACTCCCTTTGCGAGTCCTGCAATGCCAGATCCCAGAGTAGTCAATCCTCCTGCCAGAGTTGCCGATGCTGCTCCTGCTGTAGTCGCTCCAGTAACTATGCTGTTTACAAAATTTTTCAGAAAATCTGATACCATATCAGAAATCGTTTGTTTAAAACCGAGCTTTATATCCCCCCATAAAGTGTTAAAATCTATCTTAAGTTTTCCACCTTCGATTTTAATGTTTGATACCATGTCTCCAAAGGAGTCTGCAATTCCTCCTAAAAATTGACCCCATGTTGTATCCATAAAATCAACGGTGTCCACTGTCTCAACTTTAAGATCCTCATACATCTGTTTCCATTTAGGAGGAATTTCTTCTCCGAGTTTTATATGCAGAGCAATGATATCATCGACCATTTTGCGTTGATCATCTGTCACAAACTGCCCTTGCTTTGCCAGATCTTCAAATGTTTCTATTGTGTTTTCTAGCTCTTTTTCGAGCTTTGTTCTCATAGTAACGCCAGCCGCTTCTGCTTTTTCATCAAGTTCTTTTATCGCCTTGATAGCATCATAAACTGCTGGAGCGAATATTCCTGCAATTAAGTCAGATCCAGCGACTTTTGCTTCTTTCCCAAGAAGTCCGAGCTCTGTTTTTAATTCTTTTATTCGATCTTTAAGTGTCTGCACTCCGGCTGGAGTTAATTTTGTGGTTTTGCTGAATTCTGCCAGCCACTTCTCAGTATTTTTCAGCTCCAGAACAAGATCATCTTTGAGAACAACTCCAAGATCCGATGCGATTTCTTTCAGATCAATAATTGGTTGTTTTGATCCTTTTGCGGCTTTCCCAACTTTTTCTGTTTCTTTCTTTAATTTGTCTGATTCACCTTGTGCAAGTCCGACTTTCTTTAACCATGCATCAAGCATCTCACTTCCGGCAGTTCCAGTCTTTTTATATTGTTCTCCAAGTATTGCTGCTGCTCCTTTTAAGGTTGTGACCTCTTCTCCTGCAAGCTTTGATGCTGCGGCAAATATATCCTGCGCCTTTGCTGCTCTTTCTGTGTGTCCTGGAATTTTATCCCATTCAACATTCATCCCTTTTGCGTATCCAACCGTATCCAGAAGACTCCCTGCGACATTCTGAACAACTTTATCCAGTCCAGTGATTTCTCCTATTGTTCTTCCTATTTTCCACCCAATAAATGCTGCCATTCCTATTGCCGGGAGCTTCTTTAATCTTCCTGCGACCCTCACAAGAGAAGGAGCAAGTTTTGTCCCCATAAGTTTATCAACTCCTCCAAGTCCCGTTCTCATCATCATGAACATTTTAAAAAGCGGAGCAGATAATGCTAATAATCCACCAAATCCAAGAATGACTGATTTTATAGGTTTTGGAAGTTTCTTAAAACCTTTGATAAGAGTGCTGATCCTTTGAGTGAACTTTGTAATTTCATCTGCAATTTTTAAAATGATAGGAGAAAGTTCATCTCCGAGCTTTTGAAGCATAACAACAACTGAGGCTTTTGCTCTGTCAAACGCATGTCCTGTTTTGTTTATTCCTTTTGTCATTTCTCCATATGCTTCTGCGCCGGCCCCGGCCCCCTTCACCATCTCTCCGAGTTTTTCTGTATAAGCTTCCTCCTGTGCTCCGAGAAGTGCAGTCACTCCAATAAGCCCTTCTTTCTCTGCGAAAAGTTTCCCCATTCCTATAATTGTCCCGTCTGTTTCTTCTTTAAGCCTTTTAAGGGCTCCTTGAAGCCCAAGATCTTCAATCATTGCGCCATGAGTTGCATATCCGGTTTGTTTTAAAGCTTCTGTCATTGCTTCTGTTGGGGTTACCATCGCCCCAAGAATTCCTTTAAATTGGGTTGAAACTTCAGCAGCATTGCCTGTGACCCCTGTTAAAGCAGCGAATCCAGCGAACAGCTCTTCTTGTGAAACTTTCATTGCTTGTGCAAATGGAATAACTTTGCCGATAGAAGATGCAAGTTCCGGAAAAGTCGTCTGTCCGAGCTTTACTGTCACAAACGCGAGATCGGAAGCCTTTTTGACTGCTTCTGCTGTTGTGTCTCCATATCCTTTTGTGACCGCAGAAGTCAGATTAATCGCATCTGTCGTTGTCGCAAGCCCTGCGGCCGCAGCTCTGACATTTGTATCCAGGATCTTTACAGTGTCTGAGGTGTCCCCAAAAGCAGAAATGACTTGATAAAGTCCAGCAGCAATATCTGATGTTGATTTTCCTGTTTCTACAGATAGATCCTGGACTGATTCCTTTAGCTCTTCGACTCTTTTTATATTCCCGGGAATAAGAGTCGCGATATTCGCCATTGATTTGTTGAAATCAATTGATGCTTTTCCTGCGGCAATTCCGATCCCTACGACAGCAAGCGAGATCTTGTTGAGCCCTTTCTGGATCTTCCCTTTATGTTTATCGATCCCTTTCTCAAGTTGATTCATCTTTGCTTTAAAATCAGAGACATCTGCTCCGATCCTGATTAGCAGCGCCTTAATGGTCATTATTTTCTCTGTTTTCTTTTCTGTTGTTCTTCAAATATCTTTTTATGAAGAGCCTTGTGTTCATCTCTCAATGTTTCATAGTCTCTTCGTGTCATTCTTGATGCTTTTAGCTTTTTAATATCCTTGAAAAGCTCCAGATGTATCAGCAAATTCAAAGGATCGACAGGTCTCTTGAGCGATCCGAGCCCCAATCCAATAACATTCATCAGATGAGCTGTTTTCCAAGCATCTCTGATCCATATCACTCTTTCTTTTTCTTCGTTTCCTCTGAGGGCTTCGATAAATTCCCTTGGGGTTGCGTTCCAGAAATATTCTTCTGTCCATCCGAGGATTCCGAAGGCTGTTTGACGGAGTTTGCTCCAGTTCCAGAAGCTTCTTTCTTGCCCTCCACTAGAGAATTCGTTTCCTTCATCGCGAGAGCCACGCTTGCTGCTTTTTTTGAGATCTCCTCTTTCATATCCTCTGGAGATGCTCCAAGAAAAGCTTGAAATATTTTCGAGAGCAACTCTGCGATAGTTGGAAGATCATAATCAGATTCCTCTAAAAGTTCTATCGTTTTTTCTCGCGTTATTGTCTTGTCCTCTCGAACTAATCCGATATATACAAGAAACGATATTTGATCGATCGACAGCTTTCCTTTTATGAGGTCTTCGCTCAATTTTTCAAGCAATTGAATAAAAGGGATATCTTCATATTCCTGCTCCAAAAGCTTGATTGCCTTGAATCCATATTTCAACTCTCTTTCTCTGTCGAGTTTTACATAAATAAATTCTTTTTTTACATTCTTTTTTTCATCACTCATTTTTTTCTCCTCGAAGATCTTGAAGTTACCAGCTCCAAAAGATCTTCTGTTTTAAGTTAATTAACTAGCTGTTGATTCTAATTCTCCCGATCCGTTAAGAGTTCCAGATGCAGTTGATTCTGCTGAATAGGGACCCTCAAAGGAATAGCTTGTCAGAAAACATGTTCCTGAATAAGTGTTGGCTGCAGGAGTCGTGATAATAATCGCTGCTGATTGATGATCGAAATACATTGCTTCAATGCTTTGTTCCGCAGTATCATCCTCCATATACAGCGCGTCAAAATCAATTGTCCAGGAACGGAGTCCTGCAAGATGATTCATCCACCAACTTGAATCCCTTGACGTGATATCAATGAGATCCATCGAAAGATTCAGAGTGACATTCCTCTGTCCAGCAAGGACTTCTCCATCAGCACTCAAGGTAAAATTTACTCCACTTACGGCTGCCATGATAATTCTCCTTTACAAAATTTGGATTATATAACTAAACTCGATTATTCCATGATATGAGATAATTCCTTTCTCATCTTTAATCAGGAGTCGAGATCCTTCATACTTTGGAAGTACATTCTTTAGTCCATCTGCAGTAAGATCCAGATCTGATCCAGTCATTGCTTTTAGGATCTTGTTCATAATTGTTCTGCATTCAATTTTCCCTTCAAACACTCCAGAGTTATCCGTCCAGACATGGATTCTGTGATTCAGGATGAATCCGGATATATCGCGCGCGCCCCAATCTGTATCATCCATGTCTCCAAGTTCAATATATGGAGCTGCTTGATCTTGTTTGACCTCATCGAATACTTTGTCTTGATATCCATCCATATCTGCACTTGTTGTCAAACGTGTATATGTCACTTTTTGCACAGGAAAAGCAGCGTCTTGATATTGAGGTCTCATTATTCTCTTGCTCCAATTGGCTCAAAGTCATCTTGCCTTGCTTTACAGTCTGTGAAGTAGTGATAACTTGCGTCTGGAGTCCTCCAGGCGTCCCCATAGCGCGTTTTTAAGTAAAGTAATGGATCTGATGGGACAAAAACAGAAATGTCCTTAAATGCGATCTCCTTGAGTTTCTGAAATAGCTTTTTTGGGAAGACATTTGCAACAGCAACTGGCTTTTTCCAGCCATATTTCCTAGATCCTCCAAAAACATAATGATAAGAATATTCTCCTTTAGTGAAAAAGAAATATATATCAAGTCGTTCATCTCCTTTTTCAAATGCAAGAGAGATCTTCTGTTCTTTTACTTTCCATTCATTCTTGAGAGTGAATCCTTCCTCTTTGAAAGCTGTTATGAGATAGTCCCACAGGATGAGATATTGTGCAGGAATTCCGATGTCGATGTCTCTATCCCAGGAAATAAAGTTGTCTTCTCTAGTTACTCCAAGGAGCGTTCCTGCTGTGATCCACCATTTAAGATGAAAGAGATTCATAACCTTTATTGCAAGCTTCAGGGCTTCAAGCCTTTCTTTTTGATCAGGCATGTGGTTCTCCTTTTGGTTTTCTTTCAAATCTTTTTTTCCAGAATTCATCCTTTCTTTTTTTTAGCAATTTTTCTTCTTCTGATAATTCAGCATAAGTTCCATCGATTTTAGAGACCTTTTTTTCTGCCTGTTTTTTTATTTCATCAAAAACATCATGGGCAGTTTTTGCATCCTCTGAAATATCAACTAGTTTTCCATATGCTTTTTCTAGCCAAATGCTATGTTGAGAGACAAGCTCTCCTGTTGCAAGATCAATAACTTTTATTCCTCCTTCTGCTCTTGTCATATAGACTCCAAATCTGTATCCAGTTTTCAGAAAATACAGTCTCCAGAATTCTTTCTTTCTCTTTTTTGAGCTTCGTAGATTTTCATACTCTTCCGAAGCAGGTTTTTTGTCATGATTTGCGACAACAGATGGAGTATATGCAACTTTCCATTTCGTCTTTTTTAGCTCCAGAAAATAGCTCACGTGTTCATGGACAACTTTATAATCTGCGTCCCAAGGAATCTCATTCCAGACTTCTTTTCTCATTAAGAAAAAATTCAACACAAGATCTGAAAAATGGAATGGAATTCCATTGACTTCATGCCAGTCAATCCCACGCATCTCTTTTAAAATGTATCCACCGCCAAAAAGCTCAAGATCATATTCATAATTCCATCGCATTCCTCTGCTTATCAACTGTCCTGCAATGATTCCTACTTTTGGACGTGCATCAAGGATCTCTCTCCAGTTCTCAAGCTTTGTCTCTTCTGTGAACACAAAATCATCATCACAAATCATGATATATTTCTCTTTTACAAGTGAGCAGCCGATGTTCCTAGACGCAGAGAGTCCTATGTCCCAAGGAACACGAAAATAATTGATCCTATTCTGATACATATAAGCTTCTTTATGATGAGAAGTCTTTCCTTGATCAACAACATAAATGCTTATATCCGGATAAAATTTTCTTATGCTCTCCAGACAGTCAATCAGAGTTTCGTCTCTGATAAAAGTCACAATCACAATTCCAATGTCCTTCATATTCCGGCTCCTTTTCTTTCTCTCTTTTCTATTCTTCCAAGAAAGTGATCTTGAGCAGACATTGTTGTTCTGCTTCCTTTGTGTTTCCAGTTCTCAAGAAGATAGTTGAGTAATATTATTTTTCCTGGAGAAAGAGAATGATTTGACTTGAAGTGTCCAAGTCGAGCTGCAGGAGCAGTTGCATTCCTGTTTTTTCTATCAAGACTGAATCTTTTTGGAAGTTCCTTATGTTTTATTCCAAAATAATTGAACATTTTTTCAATCTCTTTTGGATCTCCGATTTTCTCAAAATCCAGCTCAAAGCTCTTGTCTGCTTTCTGTTTGTAAAGATAATATCGCTGTCGAACTTCAAACCAATTATAGAGGATCTGCTCTGGAGCAGAGAGTCCTTTGTGTAGTTGGACTTGATTATTTCCCCAATGAGGAGCAAGTATCCAGCTCAGATCAAAATCTGAAAGTTTTCCTACAAATGAAATAAGCATGTCTATCATGTTTCTTTCAATATAAATCATAAAAAGAGGACGGAATTTTTCCTTGTATATCACACGTTCAACATACGATTTTATAAACATTTGATTTGATTCAAAATAGTTTCCATTATGAGAATCATTCAGGATCTGTTCCATTTTTTGATTCAAGATCTCTCTTGTTGTTTTGTTTATTCCACATTTATTATTTATCTCTCTCATGACTTGTTTTGTACACTTTGGTTCTGGCTCATGGAAACTCGGATAGTCTGTATATCGCCTGAAAACAGATGTCAGGAACTTTGTTCCACATCGGCCAGTTGATACACAGAAAATAAATGCCATTTGCTATCCTTTTGGTAAAAGTGATTTTAATTTCATATAAAGATACTTCTCATATTCAGGACTATAT